TAGCTATTTCGCACTATCGCAAAACGGGTATATCGGATGCCATCGACCGGGCTGGGTTTCTGCTTGACTGCACGCATCATTATTTCAGCAGCGCAGGCATAGGACTTGCCCGAGCCTACCGGCCCCATGATGCCTCTGACGAATCCATTGGAACTCAGGAAGTCGTAGACCACCGGGCTGGAGCGGAAGTCTAGGTTCAGACCGCCAGCCAGCTCTTTGGTGGATTGCTCTTTGGTCTTGGCCATTATTTGGTTGCCGCCACTATGAGCCAGCTACTCATTCATCAGCACCGGGGTTTTCTGCACCCAGAGGGCGGCACAGGCCATCTCCAGGTCCCAGCTCACTGGGCGCAACCGCAGGACATCCTTGCGGCCATGCTCGTAGGCGGCAGTGATCTGTGTAACACCAGGGGTGACAACTGCGACAGTTATCCAGACGCTGATAACGCTGGCTACCGAGGCAGACACGGCCATCAACAAAATAATTCTAATGTTTGCAAAGTTAGCAAAGTTTGCAAAGTTAACAAATTTGTTCATTTTTTCTAGGTTCATGCGTTTTTCTCCTCACGCTTGACAAAATTCTTTATTGGATTGACATGATTTGTGACTAGATCCACACAATCATGCAGATTTGTGTATACCTTTTTCTGTTTCATCGACACATTCTTGTTTCATGTTTACAGCATCGACAGGTGTTGTGTAGGTGTGGTTTAGTCATTTCTCACCCCTTGACCTCTACATCTTCCGGGGCCTGGATGTTGATACCGATCACGCTGGGTTTGTCTTCCCCATCGTCGGGGTTGTCCAGTAGGCCACTGGCCTTGGCCAGCAGTCTGAGGACCCCAATCTTGTCGTATAGCTCCACCTCCAGGGTCTGCGCCCCGTCCTTGCCCCTAGTGACACGGATGTTCTTAATCGCCTGCAGGGCGTGGTCAGGAATAGCAGATGCCGCCTTTACCTTGACATTGCCTTCCTCGTCCCAGGTCAGCACATCGGTGATCTTGGTGTTGGCCATGCAGAGCAGACTGTAAGCCACTGCTTCCCGGTTCTCCACAATGGTGGCAGACCGCTCCAGCCGCCTCTGCACTGACCTGATCCCACCCCAGTTCTTGAGGGATGGAATCTGGTTGGCCATCCTAGGACTCCTCGGCATCGTCTTCCCTGTCCTCACCAATCTCCGGGTATGACCAATACTCGGTCAGGTCCTTGTCGGCCCAGGCATCTGCCTTGTCCAATTCGTCTTCAGAAAGGAATGTCATCTGTAAGTTTGTTTCTTTGATCTGTAAAGGGTTGGTGTGCAGCTGAGTAGACTGGCTGTTGTGCCTGCACCTCCTTGCCAACCTTGAGGGCAACATACTTCTTGCCATCCTTGGCCGTCTTCATCGACACATCCACCCAGTGGACCTTGCCATCAGGCAACATAAGCCGACCACGATAGTCTGCGTGCCAGTCCTCTTTCTTGCTCTCATTGGGAAAGGCAGAACCCTGCCCTGCTTTCATCTCATACGCCATTACGGCCTCCTCTCTGTGTCTCTAATCGCTGTCAGATACTCATCCGCTTGCATCAACTCCACCTTCTGATGTGCCAGCACAAGAGATATCTGTTCTACCATAAACCCTTGCCGAATCTTCTGCAACACCCACTGCCGAAGATCAACCTTCAACGCATCTGACAACTCCATGACTATCTCCTCGGAAACATTAAACACAGCCCAGACGATACCCCACCCAAGCTACCCCACCACCCACCCCCTACAGGCGGTTAATCTGCCTCTGCGTGACAGCTTCTCCACCCATCGAAGAGGTGATCCAGAACCCGGCAGAGGAGATTGACATCCCTTTGGACTGCATCTCGGTCTCGGTCAGACACCGACGGCCCCCATCGAAGGGACCCGTCCTGTGCTTGTCAAAGGCCTTGGTCGAGTTAAAAGCGAGCTTGCAGGAAGGGCATTGGTTTCGATCACCTGTCAGCTTCAAAAAAAACCTCCACGAAAAGGTTGGAAAAAATTGAGGGGAACACCCACGCCCAATGGCCAGGGTGGGGGGGAGGGAAGGGTGCCTCTGCGCTGGCAGGCCTTTGCGCAGGCCCCCACCCCCCTGCCTGTTCCTGCGCCTGGTGCAGGGGTAGCCCCCTCGACCCCCTCTGCAACAGAGCAAACGAACCTTTGCACCTGTTGCATCAGTAGCCCTTGGCTTCCAGCACCTGTCGGCAGGCATCTCCCAGGCTGTGCGTGTCCTGCATGGCCGCCACCATCTCGGACTCGGTGACCCCGACCTCGACAGCGACCTGCGCCCACTTCGCATCCGAATCTTTGATCAATGTATTCTTTACATTTTCATACACCTTATACATCCTCTCTATACCTATGTTCTCGTGTTTCTTGTCAACCTTATTGGTTGACTGTATTCCCCCCTCCAGGTTGACTGTATGAGGCTGTGTACTGTCAACCTTATCAGGTTGACTATATGGCTGTGATTCGATTGGCTTTCTTGCCCTTGCCTTGATCTTTGCTCTGGCCTCTTTCACTGCTTTGGTGACTCCATCTGCTGGCATTGTGTACCCCCTTTGGCGTATGCCTGTCATGTTGCCTGCGATCTCCTTGAGGTCCTTGGTCAGTACCTCAAGGCGTTTCCTGTTGCGTTCCATCTCTTCTGGCGTTATGTCTGGCCTTTGGTTGTCTTGCATGATGTCCATAATCTCCTGATCTCTTGCCTGCATGAATGGTGGCCTAGTGTCTTCTATTGCGCTTGTCAGGGCCACCGCATCTTCTGTCGTGACTGATTCGTCGAATATCACCCTGCTGGTGGCGGTGCGTGACCGCCATGAATGCTTCCTGACAATCTGCACATAGCCCACCTTTTGGAGCTTGACCAACTGCTTGCTGATGGCCTGCTTGGTGACTCCCATATCCTTGCCCATCCGCTCTGTGCTGACCCATGTAATCCCAGCCCGATTGCAGTAGCTGCACAGCACCGCCAGGGTGCGGAACATCCCGTCTGTGACCCGCTTGTCTGCCACTGCCTTGATCGGCAGCACAGCCACCTTCCTGCGGTCTGGTGGGGCCTCCTTCTGCTCCACCTTGGGCCTGCGCTTGGGAATGCTGAAGGCAACCGGGGCACCTATCTCAGGAGGTTGTGCCACTGGATATATCCCTGTGCCTCCTCGACCACCTTCTTGATCTGCTCAGTGGGCATCCGTGCGCCTGGCGTTGCCTTGAAGACGGCCAGTGCATTCGGATACTTTGACTCCTTCTCGACCAGGCCCAGTCTCTGCAATAGGCGCAGTGGCCTGTAGACACTGTTGAGTTCTATGCCCAGGTGCATGGCCACTTCCTTGGCCGTGCGTGGCCGTGCCAGGTAATCCAGTGTCTTCTGGTTAGTGTTTCCCAGTTGCATTCTTCTTCTCCTCTTTGAAGTTATAGATCAACAGCATCTCTGCCCTCAGTGCCGCCCTGGCCGCTTGGCCTCGCTTTTCCCCGACGGAGTCCAGGTAGGTTGTCCGGGTACGCTTGGAACGATAGGTTTTGAGGACCCAGACCGCTTCGTTGTGCCGAAACCAAGCTTCCTGATAATTGCCCATAACCCGTCCATCAATCGTGGTAACAAGCTTGGCGTTTTCATGGACCTCCCCACACGCATAACAGCGTAGTCTTTCGTCTTCTTCACTTTGCCCCTCCACTTGCCTTCTCCCTGGCCCTCCCGACGCAGGCACCGCACTTCCACCGCCTGTTTAGCCCATTGGCACTCACCAACCACTTGCCAGTCTCTGCTGGCCTCTGCTGTTGGCAATGACTACAGAACCGCTTCCCAGTGACAATGGCAGCCGCCTGGCCTGCCTTCTTGCTCAACTCATTACCCACTAAAGCTTCTCTCGCATGGCCTTGATGAGCAGCTCAATGGGCACCACGGCACGCCACTTCTGGCCTGATCTTCTGAAGACCACCACCGGCCACTCGCCAGGTCCAGCCACATCCTCGACCTGTTTGCACCAGGCATCGATGGCCAGCTTCTCCCTGCGCTTGACCTCTAGCCGGTAGTTCTGGACCTGGATGTCATCACCACCTTCTCGAGCTTGGCCGAGTTTCCTTTTGATCGGGAAGCCTAGTTCATCTGACAGCATTGCTGCCAGTTCTCTCTCAGCGGTTGCGCCCTTATTCCTGCTGGCTCTACCGCTCACCGGCCTGCTCCTGCGCTGCCTGTTGGGCCACCACTTGCTGAAGCTGGTGGTTCCAACATTGCACCCTATCGTAATCTTGGCGGAGGCGCAGAATAATGTGCTTGGCCTCTTCAAGGATTAGTGGGTGGGCAGTCACAGCAGCAGGAGTGAGCCGTTCACATATGTCGTTCATGGCTTCGCTCCAAGGAAACTATTCAAACGCTCGTCTATGCCTTTGTATTGGCCTTCCAGCATCTCCCGGATGGCCTCATCAATGATGGCCGCCCTGGACCTTCTCTGCTCTTCTGTAGCTCGGTCCAGCAAGGCACGGGTGTCCGGGTGCAGGCGCACTAGGAATGGTTGAAGCTTTGGTCTCTTTTGCATAGCACTCCTCCTGATATCGGGAAGATATCCCAAGTTATCCACAGGTGCAACAGGGTAAAGCCCCGCAAAGTTGTAGGGGATATGCAGAAACAGGTTGACAAGGCGATATCGCTTGTCCGATAGTCGCATCAACGGCAGACGAACTGTCGTTCAACTACCAACTAAGGAGATTGAAAATGGCCGCATCACCAAAATTTAAAATCTACGACGCTAATGGCCAGTACCAAGCAGCTTGCCATGAGCCAGAGGCAGCAGCAGCACTGGTTTCGTTTTATGGAGATGGCGCAACGATTCGTGACAGCCACCCAGCCAAGTACACTGTTTGGACAGAGGGTAAAGATGGCCTAGCTGGTGAGTCGTATGACCAAGTGGCCCAGGTTGTTTTGCAGCGTAGTAAATAAATCCGGGGGCTTCGGCCCCCATCAACTACCCAGGAAGGGAGATTGAAAATGTATGTCGCTTACTACCGAGTTTCAACTAGCAAACAAGAACGCTCTGGCCTTGGCCTTGAGGCCCAGAAAGCTCTAGTTCAAAGCTTTGCCAATGGCCGCACCATCATTGCCGAATTGGTCGAGATTGAATCTGGCCGCAACAGTGCTAGACCCGTCCTTGCTCAAGCTATCAAGCAGGCCAAAGAGGCCGGTGCCATCCTGGTGGTTGCGAAACAGGACCGCCTTGCCCGTAAGGTCGCATTCATTGCCAACCTGATCGACTCTGGCGTGCCTTTTGTCATTGCCGACAACCCTCATGCAGACAAGTTTCGCCTGCACATTGAGGCCTGCATCAACGAAGAGGAAGCAGAGAAGATCAGTCAGCGCACCAAGGCAGCTCTCGCAGCCGCCAAGGCCCGTGGCCAGAAGCTTGGCTCACCCAACCCTCACGCAGGCGGCCAAGCCCGTGCCGCCCAGCTTGCAGCCACCTCACAGGTGGACCCGCAGGCCCTCATCATTGTCCGTGACCTTAAATCCATGGGCATGACCACTACCCGCCAAATAGCTGCCGGTCTGACCGAGCGGGGCATCAAGACATCCACCGGCTCAACCCAATGGCACTCTGCCCAGGTATCCCGCCTGCTGGCCCGTGCCGCTTAACTGGAGAAGACGCATGAAGATTAAGAAGAATGGAGTGCCGCCCGACCACCGCCTGCTGTTTTATAAGCCTTGGTGGATTCCCTTGGCCGAGGCAGCCGGGTTCGCTGTAATGATTGTGTCATTGCTGGCAGTCCTGTTCCTGCTGGGTGCCTAGATGAGTCAGAACGATTGGGTACTGGCCGCCCTAAAACAAGGGCCAATTACAGCCATTGATGCTCTTAAAGGTTGCGGGTGCCTGCGCCTGGCTGCACGGGTGCGGGATCTGCGCCAGCGGGGGCACAACATTGTCAGCACTATAGTCACCCAAGACGGCAAAGTATTCGCCAAATACACACTTGCAAAGGAGAAGAAGCGTGGCCATTGAATTGACTTCAGAGGCTTCTGGTTTGGTGGATTGGTTTGCCGTCCCCAATGCACCATACGAGCCGGTTAAATACATTGGAAAAATCAATATGGGCAAAACCATAGAAAGCTTTGACCAGGCTTGGAATAAACACATTGGCCAGTATTGTGACTCAGCCGAATGGGCACAGGTGTTGCGTCGAGATCAAGTCGAAGACCTAATTATTGAATTGCAAGTTGCACTCACAAAGGAGAAAAAGCATGGTAGGTAAAGTTACGCCAGACACTATGGCATCGGCCAGCATGGTCCCGGCCATCCTGGGGCACAGCCCTTATCAATCCCCCAATGACTGCCTGCTGCGGGTCATCGGTGCCCATA